GTGAAAAATTGTACCTTTGCAGCCGCTAAAACGACCAAAGGAAAGCTGCCAGAGTGGTCGAACGGGCCGCACTCGAAATGCGGTGTACGGGTAACTGTACCGGGGGTTCGAATCCCTCGCTTTCCGCTGATAAAAAACAAAACGTCAAATAATTAATTGAATCTCAATGTATTATTTGACGTTTTACGGTTGATAGAATCAAAATGCAACCAAAATGCAACTGCGATAATTCATTGTTTTTTTTGCTTGATCAGATCTGAACAGGCTAAAAAAAAAATGTCCACACACGAAAACTCAAAAACTTCCACGCGGTATAATATGCCGCTTGTTTCTTATGAACCGGCTGAATTGAAAGAATGGGAAACCGGTTGGCAAATCGAATATAAAGTCTGGAATCCTGAAAAGCTGCGAATGGAGAAACAACGGCAACGTTGGGACAAGATCCGCAAAAAATTCGGTGACATTCAAGCCAGAAAACAAGCTAAGATTATTTGTAAATACCTGAATTCAAAGCTGGAAAAAGGATTCAATCCGTTTATCAAAGAAGGCAGGATTGAAAACAAGAAATTGGTTGATGTGTTAGATATTTACATTCAGCACAAGTACAAAGACTTGAAAAATGGGATTTTCCGTGAAGATTCGATGCGAGTATATAAATCTCAGGTAAATATGCTGAAGGATTGGATGAAGATGAAAAAACAATCAGAAATATCCGTAACTGAATTTTCGCATAATATGGCAATTAAATACCTTGATTGGGTATATATTGATTCAAAAAGAGACATTTCTTCCCGGACATGGAATAATTACGTGAAATTTCTACGTACAATTTGGAACTGGATGATTGAAAAGAACTATTGCTCAGAAAATCCATTCAAGAATATCAAAGTTAAACCTAAAACAGAGAAGGAACGTGATTACATTCCTAAAGAGTTAGATCAAACTATTATTGAATATTGCAGGAAAAATAACCCCCCATTAGAGCTTGTGATATGTCTGGTTTATAACTCATTCATGCGGCCAAAAGAAATCTGCAGAACACAAATAAAAGATATTCATCTTTTCAAAAATGGCATCTATTTGTCCGGAACAAAAACAAAAAATCATCGGCCGCGGTGGTGCTTGCTTCCACCGCATGTTATTGAAATGATCGCGAAATTAGGAATCGAACGATTGCCTCCTAACTATTATCTTGTTTCTGAGAGGCTGCTTCCCGGCGTACGCGAGATCGATACTCGTAGAGTTGACAAACATTGGGACAAAATGAGGAATAAGATAAGTTTGCCTAAACAGTACAAATTATATAGCTACCGCGATACGGGCATAACAGACTTAAAGATGGCAGGAAATACAAATCTATTCATCAGTTCCATAACAGGGCATTTGAATGCTGATGAAATTGAAACTTACACGCACGAACCGGACAAGAGAGCTCTTGATTATGTGATGACAAAGTCGAAGCAACCTGGACAAAAGACAGTGTCAAAATAAAATCAATTGTTTCGTATTCGATTTGTCATAATTCATTGTCAAAACTTCCGTTTTAGTGCCGCCGCCAGCGGCTTTTGCCATATGAATGTCTATTGTCTGCCATCCATTTTTTTTCGTGAATTCAGTAAGCAAATCACTTGGGTAACTGCTCAACATGAATTTACCCTCGCACAAAGCAAGGGTATTTAACAGCCTCCTAAAATCCGCTTCCGTATAGCCACCATAATGTCCCATATCAGCGTTGTAATAAGGCGGATCAACATAGTGAAATGTGGTTGCTGTATCGGTTGATTCAATCACATTAATGGCATCTCTTGAAAATATGGAAGTCCGTTCTAACCGACGCGCATAAACAATGGTGAATGCCTCTTTTGACCATTGCACCTGTTTCGCTTTGTTTTTGTCGATGCTTACGCTCCATCCATTTGTGAGAATGCTATAAATGCTTTGCTTTGAAAGCATCCACACCGCCCATGCTCGAAGAACATCGCTGTGTTGGAGTGGTTCGCTGTATATTTCACGGGCTTGCCGATGCTGAAACTCACTATGCAGCGTGCAATCAACTTCGTCTTTTAATTCATCGAATTTTCGTTTTAGAGTTTTATAAAAATTAACCATCTCGCCATTAATGTCATTAATGAACTCTATTTCACTGGGTTGTTTGGCGAAAAATATAGCTCCTCCACCAAAAAAAGGTTCGTTATATTGTTTGTGATCGGGAATTAGAGGTAAAATTTTAGAAACTAATTGTTGCTTTCCTCCCCAATAAGTAATTGGTGTTTTCATAAAATAACTATCTTTGCAGTGTCCTACATTTTAATAAAAGGTGAATACACACCTATCCTCAAAGGCAAACGGCCTCTGGCGTGGTGTGTATTCACCTTTGTTATGTTGCGACGTAGGACTCGCAATGTAGAGTCAGGGGCTTTTTTATGCCCGATCTTCAAATCAGAACTTTACGTTCAAACCGATTTCGTATCCTGTATTTTTAAAATTCGTCAGGTATTTTGCTGATATGCCGACATTGTAGTAATATATGCCGCCACCAATACCGATACCGAACGAACTAACGGATCCTGTAACGAAGGGTGTGAATATGCGCATCTCTTCGATAGTGGTTTGTTTTTGAATAGGAGTGAAAGAGTAATCAAGTTGCTGCAACAAGTTGTATTGAACTGTTGCGTCTATTGTCATCTTTCCGTTTTCGTTATTGAACAGCGTCTTTTTGTAACTATTCCGTTTCACGTAATCGGCTATGATTTTTGGTGTGTCAACCTTCAAAAAAACATATTTAATGACCATATTTCCTTCTTTTTTCAAGCTGCTATCTTTTTTCATAGGTAATACAGGAGACTCTGGTATTACTGAATGATCAGGTGATAACTGTTCGAAATAGATGGTGTCGGTAACTTTCTTCTCAGGTACAGTTTTTGTTACTGTTTTCATCACTACCGTTGCTCTGCCAGCAAAAAATCCGATTGCCAACAGAGCGATAACGGTAGCAAGTACCCACTTCCAGTTTTTCTGCAAAGTTTGCATCTTAGGAGTTTTGAGGACTCGGTATATCTGTTGCAGGTGCGTCAACTTGTACAGGAGGCGATAACAATGATATGGCACTGATACGGGCTGTGAGATCGTCAACGGTTGCCTGGGTAGATACTAATTCCGAATTGAGAGCATCCAGATCTGTTTCTCCAGAATCCGATACAAGGATTTGTGTTGGAGCAAAATTCACTCCAGTTGCGTCAGTTACTTGGAACAATTCGACTGTTCCGTCCTCATTTCTCTTTGCTACATACTTGTTTGTTGCCATGATTTTTTTTGTTTTAAAATGTTTAACTATGCGGTTGATTATCATGTCACCCGCGAGAATTATTAGAGCTAAAATTATAAGTTTCATAACGAAAACGTTAAATTATCTATGCGATCTATCCAACCTTGTTTGAATTTCAGATTTGAAGGATGAGACACACAAATTCGATTTATATATTGCAACCGGGCAATCTTCAGTTTTTGAAATAAGGCATTAGCGTCTGCCATATTCACAGCGTTGAGCGTGTCCTGACCTACTATACCGTCGATATCGACGCCAATCAGCGATTGTGGAATCTTAATACCATAACTTCCCGATGTCCATACCCAATCGACGAGCATATTAGCTACCGATTGATTTTTTATATTATCCGCTAACCATTTGTCCCAGAAAATCATTTTTAATACATCAGTCCATTCTTCGTTTGATATATTTTGTAAGTCTACGACTGAAGGTGTTACACCTCCTTTGATTTTACGATACATCGTTAAAGTAGCTAAGGTGATTCCCTTATTTGTTGCGCCTCCCAGATCGTCAGGATTATTACTAAAACCACCCTCCCATTTGAGAATGAAAGGAGCTAATAATTGTATTTGTGCCATAATTAGTCAATATTTAATTTACCTTTGATTTTTCCCATATCCTCGTTCATGTCGTTCATTCGACTATACACATCATTGAATATCTTGTTTATTTCCGCATGTTTTAAATTACAAGACTTGAAATCTTTATTGGAATTATTCTGTATTTGATTAATTACAACTTGCAAAGACTTTATTGCTGACGTATTATCTATTATTACCTTCGCAAAGAAGCCTATAATGGCTACAATTGATGTCAAAAAAACGACTATGATAGGGATTGGAATATTCATCTGTTACTCATTTTGTATGTTTTTGTCTATTGCGACGTCACTGACAGTTACTACATGATACCCAATCTCTGTGCCAGAATTTTTACACCAGCTTTGAAGGCGAAAAATAATACCTGACAAGTACTGTTTCCGGGTATCCAGTTGATTTTTACGACTATTTGCTCAAAGATAGCAACCACGGTAACCAATATCGAGAACCATGCATGTGACTTGAGCCACGAACCAAACATGTCCAAAAACGTGTTGGTTATACCAGTGGCTACAGATGCTACTACTGTACTATCGACTTGTGCCGAAACGCTTACTACTGCTAATAAGCAGATTGAAATCAAAAGAATCTTTTTCATATTTATTATTATTTATGCCCTTTCGGGCGGTTATTGAATGATGTAGTCAAATTGTATGGGCGCACCAAATGCAGATGGTGATGCAAGATCGATCACTACGGACGCTGTTCCAGTATTCACGACATTAACACTTTCAGCTTGTACGAGGTTACTCGAGGGCGTGATTGAGCCTACATACCATTGCGATGTGTTATTTGTTGAAAATGGCAACGAGATAGAAAAGCCGCTAACTGATGCGCTTTGATTAGCATTTATAGTGACATTTACATGCACGATATTCCCAATTCTTGTATAAGTAGCTTGCGTTACAGAAATTGAGGAAAGACCTGTTTCATTACTGATTGAAGGCGTGTAAGTGCCTGATGTCACGATTTGAGTACTCCCATTACTCATTAGCGCAGACGTTGAGCTATTTGTTGAGTTAACAAAAGACCCCGCATTTACAGATCCGTTGAAGTAGTTAGCGGTTACCGAGGTATTTCCGATTGTAACTGTATTAGAACCATGTCCAACTGTTGAGTTCCCTATTACATTTTCATTAGTTGTGGAATCTCGTAGTGCTTTCGTATTTGCGCCTAAAAAAAAGGAAAAACTACCACTCCTATAATTAGAACCAGTACTTGTTAAGGTTCCTGCTTGATTACCCATAGCTGTATTATAGCTTCCTCCTAAATTATTAGATAAAGCTTGATTGCCGATAGCTGTGCTATTCGTACCGGTCGTGTTATTAATCAAAGCTTGAAAACCAATAGCCGTATTTCCCGTACCCGTCGTGTTGCTAAACATAGAAGTGGCACCAATAGCTGTATTTTGACTGCCTGTATTAGATTGAAGAGTTTGAGCTCCCACGGACGTATTATTTGAACCCGTTGTTAAAGAGGCAAGACCGTATGCTCCCACTGACGTATTATTTGAACCCGTTGTTAAAGAATAAAGTGAATATGAGCCGATCGCAGTATTATATGTAGAAGTGACCGAATTATTAAACGTCCATACTCCTAAAGAGGTGTTATTGTAATTCGAATTTATGCAACCTGAAATTACGCCATTCCTTTTAAAAATAACGTCCTCATTATCGGTTGTGCCTATAAAATTAGTACCTGGGGTCGTTCCTGCGTTTCCAGAAAGAGACCAACATCCAGCTGCTGTTCCTCCGATATTCAACCCAGCAGCTGTACCCGTCAACCCTGTTCCAGACCCAGAAAAAGAAGTTCCCGTTATATTTCCGCTTTTGTCTATCATTGCATAGCCAGGAGTTGTGGACAGTTGCGCTAAAGAACCGCCTCCGATTGCAAGCGTTTGTGAGGGAATGTAGAAGTTAGTTGCATCTTTACTTGTATAAGCCACCGAAACACCTCCTAAACCAGTCGAACGACTATTTCCAAATACGATCGTTCCCGTCGTCGGAAAGCCGTTTGTGCAAATAACAGGAATTGAACTGAACGTACCGTATAATGGAGATGTTGTCTGAGTAGTTATATTAGCAGAACTCGTTAGTTCTATCTTTGTGCCATTCGCAAAAGCGGGAAGGGTAGTAGATGTAAAAATAAAGGATGTCTGTGTTTTGCTCGTATAGGTTACACTTGTTGTTCCACCTATCAGAATCGTTCCAGTTGCTGGAAATACCTGTGTGTCTATGACCGAAATAGACGTATAAGATCCAGCGATTATTGATGCAGATAAAGCAGTTTCATTGAAGGTACCTATTTTTTGAGAGAGTGTGTTGAGACTTTCTTGATTATTTTGAATATTTCCATCATATACCTCTAAAACTCCTAATGAATTCCTTCTAATTCCAGCATCAGGATTTGAATTAGTAATATTACCAGCATAAAAGTTAATACCTGTAGTTACATTTGCCTCAATAATATTATTGATTATACCTATAGAGCCATTATAGGAGGCAAAATATCCAGTAACATAATTAGGCCCCGCATTCAAACCAACAAAGGTGGGTGTTGAATTGGTACTAACAGATTGGTTAAGTGGATAAGATGTTATATTACTCGCTGTGCCTCCGATATTCATAGACGCCGCTGTACCAGTTAATCCGGTTGCAGCACCTGTAAAAGAAGTAGCAGTCAACGTCCCTGTCACGGTACCACCTGAAAGGGGCAAATAAGAAGCTAAAGAATGATTCAAATGCCAGTTTGTCGGAATTCCGGTTAAGGCAGTTGTGTCACTCTTCCATCTTGCTTGATCTGTCCCTATGCCATTATAGTATGTGTCAGACATCATGCTCTGTGCCGTTACTGCATTTACGGCATTGATATTACCGGATGCATCGAAAGTACTTATACCTCCAAGCGTGGATATTACTAATGCATTTCCATACCCCGTATATTTTATTGAATCAGCTACGGTACTTGAGTTTGTAGTAATAGCAGTAGCGGTTATCTTTCCGGTAAAAGAGGCACCTGAAAGATTGGCTTTAGTCGATACTAAGTTCCAATTTGTTTGATCTGTTGTAGTCGGCAGGTAACGTCCTGATGCAATTGAAATAGTAGGTGTTGTGCCTCCCGAAGATGTAAGACCTGTTCCGGCATTCACAGTCGTAACTTGTGCGTTGTTGGTTACATTACCTAAGCCAACGACTGTACTATTCAATGTTTGCCAGGTTTCATCACCTCGCCAGTATTGAGCTGTTGTACCAGTTGCTATCGCTCCCTGTTTGTTGTTAAAGGTATTCCAATCGATCGATGATAGGTAACCATCTGAAGTGGCTCCTGCTTGTAAAATTGATATTAGACCGGGTCGTGAGATAGAGATTGGTAAAGTTCCACTAATAGCCGATTGAGCACGTGTTGTAGTAAAATATAAATTTGACCCTTCAGGTATGTTTGTGGTTGTAAGGTTAACGATGTGTTGTTGTCCGTTAACCGATTTAACGCCGTCTCCGGATTGTACGATTTCCCAGCCTAAAGAGCCTTTGATTACATAATCTCCGTTGTAAAACCAATCCGACTGTCCAAACCAACTTCCTTGAACCGAGTCGACAGTCATGGATATTTGATAACCGTTCCCTGGATTCCCCATTGAATTAGTTAAAGTCGGGGTGTTGGTTGTAGCGTCCCAAACTCCAAGATATTGTTGAAGCGTCGATGGCAGTTCAGAAATGGGGACTTTCCCCCCTCCATCTAACATAGCATAGCCATTATTGATTCCTTTATTAGCGATGCTTTCAGGAGAAAAGCCTAAGTTATTTTGTTTTGCCGTTGCTAAACTGTCAATAGTATTATGAATAGAAGCGTCTGAAGTCGTTCTATTATATACTTCAGTTGTAAGACGATAGCCTAATTTTGCCGTATCAGAAATTGCAAGTTTAGTTACCACTAAACTATTAAGAATGCTATCTCCTGTAATTCGATTTGCTTTCTCTTTTGATATTGAGGTTCGGAGGGAAAATGTAGAATCCTTTATAGATGCAGACTGTATAGAATCGGCATATATTCGATTCGCGGATTCTACATTTATTTGATGTAGCACCCACGGTTGAGTACCCAACAAAGACGAATCTTGATAAAAAGCAGAAGCTTTCACAGTGTCAGAAATAACATGTTTATCGGAAGTGATTCCGTTCAAAAATTCCCACGCTTGTCTGTCTTTGTGAACATCCTGCGCAATTGCGGAAACTAAAATGACCGAAAACAAGAAGATAGCTATTTTTTTCATATTTTAAAAATTGAATTGTTCTACTGCAAAATCGATAGTTCCACCTGATACCGTGATTGTCAATAAATCTGCTGCCACATATTTTTTATTAATACTGAGTGGGTTTAGATTATTCCCAATTTTTGTAGCCCCAAAAAGATCCCCGGAAGAATCCGCAATAAATACGAGCGGAGCCAAAGTGTCGATTGATATCCATACGTCGCCTAATTTGGTATTTACCGGAATAGGGATCTTAATAGTTCCTGACCCGGCAGCCTGATAAAAAATACCCTTCAATACACCAATGTTTTTTTGTGTTTGAGACTGTTGAGCTGGTGTTAATGTCTGAGCAGAAGATAGAACGCAATTTGGATTCATTACCTGGCCTGCATCCTGCGTACTTCCATCAGAATAGGTTACTATCAAATGACCCGAATCGTTAATGGAAAGATTAAAGGAATTATCGTCATTCGATAACTTTATGATCCAATTTACGGCAACGTATGGAGGTTGTATATTGAGTGGAGTTCCTTGACCAATTGAATCTGAAAAGCCACTTGAATAAGTACTTGTGGCTTGACTTGCGAGCGGATATTTGCGGGCCCCGGAAGTAGTGTCCGGATTAGTCCATTCTAAGGAGCCAGCTCCCCCATTATTCACGCCTATTCTAACTTTAAATGGCGCTAAATTATTGACTGTAAGATTAACGGAAGAATTACCTCCTGTTGAAGCTAACGCATAAATACTTCCTGCTTTGATGAAAGAAATTCCGGAAGCCCCCCATGGTAGGGAAAACTTGCCGGCATTCGTATCATAACCCCATGGCGAATTGAGGCCACCAAGATTATTCCACAAATCGGCATAATCAGTCATCGAATAGTCGTTTGATTGCACTTCCGGGATAAAAGCATAACCAGTAGGCGCTGTTGCTCCGAACCAGATAGCACCCGATCCGGCGATAGCTCCATCAGAATGATTTTTCAAATTATCACTCACCCATTTGAGCATATCTTTCATCCAGCCTCCAACTCGTTCAGCTGTATTAGCGTATTCTTTCGTTTCTGTCGCAATTACGTCGGCTGCTCCATAAAGTGAACTATAATCTGCCATCTCTTATTTTTTATACAAAATTATCAATCTGATTCATATAGCGAAAGGACAATTATTCAAACGTTCCCGCAAATGGATTGTCGAAAATTTTCTTGTGATTAACTATTTTGGTGTAGTCAATATATGGTGTTGATAAGTAACCGTTATCAACCATTTTAATTGTCACAGGGAACGCGTCAGGGGACGGGTTCGATTTTCCCAATGAAATTTGATCTGCATATACAGTACATTCATATATATTGTTGTCAACGCATAGATAGCAACTTTTTGATATTAGCATATCTTCGAGAAAGGATTTCCGATCGTCATCAGTATAGCCCATATCCGCCTTGATTATTTCAGTAACTTTCACCCTATTTCGGCGATCAAGCAATGAATCGGTTATAGAATCATAAGCTTTATAAGCTGCACCATCATTATCTCGATCGGGTTGGTAATCAAGTTCTCCGCATATCTCTGCCTTCTCCCATACGTTGAAAGAATTTAAGAACTGAATAGAATATCCTCGTGTTTCTTTCGATTCTATAATATTGACGGAAAAAGATAGATATCCGTCTGTATAAAAGTCAAATCGATTGATGATTTTGCCATTGCAGGTCATCTCGTATTTTCGAAGCGTTTCCAGATCGACAGTGATCAACTCCGTAATGATAGATCCTTCTCCAGTGATGGAAGCAATAACAGTATCATCATCCTGAATTGTCATTGTTGAAAAATAGCCGAAAAAGGCAATAGGATTCAGTTCTGTCTCCCTGATAAATATTTCGGTGTCGCGCGATCGTGATGTGAGGGCGAAGTTTAGATTTGTATTGAAAAATATACTTTTGAAAGCATCTGAACCAGATGCCACAATAGCTCGAAAGAGACGATCTGTAATTCCCCCCGGTACGGCAAAGGAAGATAGCGTAATGGTATCAATGTTGTCCGTTATTTCAACGGTGAAAGTTGCAAGAAAATCAGTAATATACCGAGATATGATACCCTGTGTAATATAAGTAGTCATATCTTGATCAGTAATCAGCGACTGCACCACTTCGGATATATTGAAAGAAAAGGTAGTGCCGGTAACAACCCCTGAAAATACTTCACTACCTGAGCTATCCTTCACGGTGTAGGTATAATCGGTTGAAGCCGTACCGGTGATGGTTATCCAAACGGGGTTCAACACGTTGTTATAAGATGGTATTGAGGCGCTAAACGACATAACTTTGTGTTGCAAATTTGTTGGTTACTACTGTGACGTTTTTGGATAATACAGTAAGAAACAAATCCCGAGAGGCGGACGGCGTGGTAATGAAGGTATAAACATCGTCGGCTGTCAGAGAATCATCCGACATCCACACCTGATATTTTTCCAAAACGGATGTGATGTCCGAAATTTCGGGTGCGGAAATGAATGATGGGGATGATGGAGCGAGATACATGCGTTTCTTTTTTATGCAAATATCAGGTTCTGAAGCGGAAGAAGAAAGGACAAAAATAAACACAGAGTCCGAATTTGAGTCGAACTCCGTGCTGGTTAGCCAATGGGGCAAGCGGTCGTATTATATACCCGAGCGCCGTCGGTGGTGATGGTGAGCGACGGGAATCGCGTTAGATAGTTGGCATTAATGTATGCGATCCAGTCGGACAGGCGTTTGTTGTAGTCTGTCAAAGTAAGTGCTTGCAGGTCGGTTGTGGTAATATTGGCATAGGTTCGACCGTTAATCGTGAATGCTTGCATCCCACTATAAGTATTATCACTCTCATATCCATTGTCGTATGTCAATTCTATAATCAAATCGAGTGAACGCTGGTAGCCGGAATTTCCGTATGTTCCGTTGCTTCCGATCACGGCAATATAATCATATGTGGCGTCGCTCTGTGGTGAAACGGAGTCAATAGCATTTACATTTGTCGTATCGCCTAAAGTCGTGATTCCACCTGATGTTTGCCCTTTCAAAATAGTTATTGTATCGGTTCCTGATTGTTGACCTTGTTGAGATGTTTGATCGTTAGAAGATGCCCACCATTCAACCATTATGTTCACATCTGAAGCAACCGGATATTGAGCCGTAGCCGTGATACTATTGTCATAAGTGGTTATTGTGATTATATTAATGTTAGGATCGGATTCCAACTTTTCACAAACAAAATTACTCCAAAACCAGGTTGCAATACCTTCGGAGGTATTGATATATTGTCGGGTTGTACGGAGAATAATTTCGGCATCGTAAATTCGATCTGACACTGATATCGATAACTCTTCGATAATAACCGGCTGACTTTTATATAGCTTTCGGGTGTATAGGGTCGAAATCAATTGATATAGCTGTACGAAATTCAATTGAATTGGAATAGTGATCTTGTGATAGCTATTTCGCTTCAACATGTCTTTTTTAAAAAAACAGTTGGCAAAAGTTCCCTGATCACCCCAATATTGATTCGAAAGCGAGCCCCACAATGCGCCCGATCCGTCGTAGCACGACGAAGACCCCATATAATAGTTGTAATTTTTATCGAATGAAGCCTGAATATCAGGTATGGCAAAGGCAGCCATAACAGATAGATCTTCGTCTTCGGGTAATTTCAGCGTAGTGCCGTAATTCACAGACGTGTTCATGAATCGACGTGCACCGATAAACGGACAGTAGATACCTTCGAATTGATATCCGTCAGGATTGACGCAGATGGTCGGTACAAGGGCATCTGCCGCTGAAATATCTTCCACATTGTCAGCTACCGGTTCTATATTGAAGCCGGTGCTCCCAATTCTCGTGCCATTATACCACAAAGAATTTGAGGCTAAATGATGAACCACGACTCCTGGTACTATAGGAGAGGAGGAAGCATTGTCAGTGTAAGCTCCATATTTTTTAGTGAAGTTTATCAGCGTATCCTTTGGCGGTGAAGCCATGTTAATGGAGGTAGATTCCGACATCTTCAACGGTTCAGCTTGCTGCCATTCCAACTTTTGTTTACCAGCCACAAATTGCGTGATATCCATGTCGGGTGTACTGTCAATCACGTCGTTCCAACTTATCACTGAAATATTTTTTTTTGCATCCGGTATAAATTCGATGCCAAACCTATTGCGCAGGGAATTGAGCCACGCCACGACCGTGACGTCGGGTACCAGTTGCGAGAAGTCTATCGATCCTGGCATAATGGCATCGGCTGTGGTATTCAACTCACAGCGATATTTCAATACCGGATCGGTATCGAAAATATTAGACAACAAAGTGAATCCGAAATAAGCAAAAACCTGTCGAAGCACGTAGGAAGTGCGCAAAAATGGGGTAATGCCATAACCGATGTCAGAATAAACAGCACTGGAATCGGTAGTTGGATTCACGTAAATAACTTTCGCCGCATAGATGTGACACGAAGAATTCAAGAACGTGTAATCGACTTTAGTTTGTCCGTTTGGAATAGTAATTGAAATGCGGCCAAAATATTTTGTATCGGCATCTCCACCACTCCAGAGGATATATGAAAAAATAACCGTCGTATCGGCTGTAACCGAATTTGAGGCTGTAACCGTCACCTTTAATCCAGTCCAGGAAATAGATACGTCGGGCGATCCGCTAAATTCAACCTGCGGAGAATAGGCATCTAAAACCATTGCTCCCGAATTGTCCAAATGAATTCCATTTAGCCAATTGAAGGTTGTTTTTGCAAAATAGGAATCGGTATCTGATGCCGAAACCACAACAGGAAAAACGAAATAATCATCTTGCACCGTTTTGTTCATTACCTGCGTGAGATGGTCGAGCCATTGCGTAATTTTCTGATCAGTAGTACCGGTATACGGATCTCGAACGTCCCAAGTGAGTGCTGTCATGAGAATGTCGGGACCGATGCTTGCGTTAAGGTCGCCGTTTGCAAAATAAAACGTACCCTGGATACCTTCGTCTTCGGAGACGGGATAAATCTTCAGCTTTCCTTTGTTGAGAAATGGCCCGAACTGCAACCATGCATCGCGGCTTTGCACAAAGCGAAGTTGGTGGTCGAGACGGTTCGGCCAATCGATATTGGCCAGATTTTCGGGAGTATGTGGAAAAGCAATAACCGCCGTCTGGCTACCATCCGACGAAATAAATGGATTTGTCCATTTGATTTCCGGCTTCACATCCGTGGGCAAAGCCACATCTCCTTTTGTAGTGTATAGTCTCATTTTTTAGATCCGTTAGAAATTGATTCGTCGTAAACTGCTCGAGCGATATCATGCCTGTAGAAACTGAAATTGACGGGCAAACCCTTATCCAAATGATCGTTTAGCCGAGCGATGGCGACTTTTAAGTCTGGATCAGAAGAGGATGGAACAGGAACATGAACCATTGTATTTTGCTGGGCGATGGATCCTCCAGAAGAAAATCCGGACATTTGGCGACGCATCAGGTAGTTCATATCTATTGTGCTGATATTTCCGGAACGTTGTGCGCTGTCTATCATGCTTATTATAGGTGCAACCGTCGGGTTTTTCATCGCGGCATTACTGGCTACCCATTCCATGCTATTTCCGGGAGCACCTTCTCCAACTATTACAGTAGGGCGATCAACATAACCACGCTTGGTAGGATCATAAGCGGCGTTGAACTGAGCACCATCCTGCGCTCTGGTAACATCCATAAAGCCTCCTGATTCTTTACCGGTAAGGACACGCGTGCCGGAAGCAGATGAAGCAGATGTTGAACTGGAGGAAGCAGATGAAGAATCAAGACTAATACCATTTATCTGCGCAACATTTTCCAACCCTGCTGCTATTGCAGCAGCTGCTGCAACAATAGCTAATTCAGGACCCACCACGGGTATTCCTACCATAGCTTTATAGGCTGCATTTGCAGCAACATAAGTATCAATCGATGCTTGAATAGATGCTGCAATTTTATATGCTTCAGTATTTTTTTTGAATAGATTAGCTATATTTCCTGAAAGAACAGATTCGGCCTGAAGACGATCGTCTACCGATTTATTAGTAAGATCTTCTTGAAGTTGATCATATTTTTTGCTGATATTTAATTTTTCCTTATCAGTGATATTGACATTGTCTAATTCTTTTTCTTTGTCTAAATCAAGTTGTCTTTTCTTTATTTGGTATTCTTCAGTTGATAATTTATCTGCAAACGCCAATTGATTAGCTAAATCAGCAGCTTCAGCTGATCGTTTTCTGTTTTTTTCAGATTCCTCAAATTTCCCGTTTTCTTGAGCAGTTTTGGTTTTAGCTTGCTGATTAAGAAGTCCAAGTTTGGCTTGTAATTCTTTGATTTTATCAGGTTCGAGTTGCATTTGAATTCTAATAGCATCTTCCTGCGCTTTTCGATCTTCCTCAATTTGTTTTAAAGTAATCTCGTGTTGCTGCTGAGCAGTTTGTTTTTTGCCCGCTAATATTTCTTCATCTTTCAAACGGTGCATTTGAACTTCCTGATTTAATTCAGCGACTAATAAATCAGAACGTATAGCCGAAATGTCACGGATATATTTCAAGCCTTCAGAATCGATTTTATTTATTTCTTCCTGTCCCTGAGATTCTGTCAATATATGATGTTTTACTTTTTCATCAATCAAATCTGTTTCCTGACGTGTCAATTCTTGCATTTTTTTAATCCGAGAGGCATAAATTTTGGGATCAGATAATTCTTCTTTATCCGCATTTTTTAAAGCATCACGTCCTGCAGAAATTACTTTTTCACGTTGCGCCCATTCTTCCTTCAACGCTTTTAAAGCTTGCGATTCTCCAAGCTTTTCAGCCTTTTGCTCTTTGTTCATTAAGGTTTGCATCTCATTATCCTTATTTGCTATCAGTTCTTGTGTTCTGTTTTTAGAATCTGCAATAGCTTGCATGTCTTTTTTTGATTTCAAGGCCTGTTCTTTATTTGTCAATTGTTCATTTTTTTGAGCAAATCCTAGTCGTGTTTGATAATCTTTTTCATAAAGTTGTTGAGCTAATTGAGCGGCTTTCACTTTTTCGGAATTACTTAAAGCCGATTGACGTGAAGCCCGTTTTTCAAGAACTTCAATTTGCCCCATTATTTTAATATGGTCTGTTGAATAATTTCGTTCAGAAATTGTAAGTTGTTGCCGTTGTTTTTCAACATCCATCGCCATTTTGGCATGTGAATTAATTGTTTGCAAATTTGTGTTTGATATTATCTGAGCACTTTTACCAATCGCATTAGCCCCATCTTTTACTGCATTTACAGTGCCGGTAATAATTTGCTTTGTATTATTAAATCCTTCCTTCATGGCATCGCCCAAATGTGAAAGTGCATCACCGAAATTGCCATTTTTCAGGTCATTAAATACTGTTACAAGGGTTTTAAGTGGTAAGATGAAATTCTTTATCAATCCGGTCAATACAGTAATTGCACCGCCCGGATGGGTAAAGGCATCAAAAAGAACCTTGCCTATTGCACCCGCAATTTTAAGAAATTCCTGTAAATAGACGCCCAATCCGGCCATGATCTGCTTAAACTTCTTTGATCCTTCATTTGTACTCTCAAAATAAGCCACCAAAGAACCCAGAGCTATTAATAGAATGCCAATACCTGTTGAAGCTAATGCAATTCGGAATATTTTCATTGCTGCCGATCCGGCTTCTGTTGCAATGGTTGACGCAGCAGTAGCTGCCGCACGAGCTTTTTCGGCACTCGCAGCCAATTCGTCGGTTATCTTACCTTCTGCCGTAGCTTTAGAAAGGAGTTGTTCTGCTTTAGCAGCCTCTTTTGATGCCAGTTCAGAGGCTTCTTCTGCCGCTTTTTTCTCTTTCAGGGCAACAGAATATGACTTGATTAGATTTTGAGAGTTTTTATAAAAATTAGATACCGAACTGAATACATTTTCAATTTGATTTTGAGCAGTTCCAAATATGCCCGGTAATTGTATATTTGAAAAAATGGAAGAAGCCTTTGTTCCATTAGCAGACACTTTACTCATCTGTTTTTCAACTTCCGACAATTCTTTACGGTATTTTGTCCATGTTTCAGGATCAAGTGCTTTACTGGTAGAATTCAATGCTGTTGTAAGCGAAGAAGCTTTTGATTTTAGTTGATTATAACTCATTTCAGTCACTTTCAGCGAACTGTTAAGACTACCTATTTTTGTTTGATTGTCTTTGATGGCACTGCTATTATTACGATAAGTGTCGGCAAGTCCTTTTTGAGTTGATTTCAATTGTTCTATTTTGCCTTTTTGCGCATCAATAGATACATTCAAGCTTGATAATTTTCCTTTCGATTCTTCAATTTTCTGGTTATTATCGCGAATTCTATCAGTAAGTGTTTGCCAGGTTTTTGATCCTGATTTGCCGTTTGCTTCCAATTCGGCAATTTTCACTGCCAGTTCGGCATTGGCATTCATGGCTTTTGCTATCGTTGTATTGCATGATGCCACTTGTGATTCGTATTTTTTTAATTCGGCACTTTCTTCCGAAATGGCCGCTTTGGTTTTCGCCTTACTTTGTGCCAATAGCTCATTTTCCTGACGTACTTCAAAAATTGACTGTTTTAAGTTCAATATCTGTGCGGCAGCATCAGATGCTCCGGTAGCTTGAATATTCAGTTTTGCAACATCGTTTGAATTCATATTCAATAAATTATAAAATATCAATAGTTAAATCCGTCAATCCTTTTTGCCATGAATTATATACTTCACCCATCATTTCGCGTCGAATGTTATTGTACAAATACCCCATTAAAAAACCAAACACGTATTTGTTATAGATAGGCGCATATGTTTGTTTCTTTTTTCCGTAACGACTGTATTTCAAGTCGAGAAAATGAAAATATGACGGATAATCAATTACCAATTGAGCACCGTCGCTGGTAGCCGTAACATTTATATGACTTCTATCGCCCAGCCAACGTTCAGTATCACCGGTTTTTGTTTTGAAAGCATTATCAAGAACCATCATTTGTTTTCCAAATAACAGTAAGCCGGCATCGCGCATCATTGTTGAAATAGAATCGCCATTCGGTAATGTGCGTATGTATTGAAGAGAAACCATGATTTGTAATTTTGGTTGTACAAAATTACCAGAGCAAAAGAGTAGGGGAAAGGACAAAAAAAAGCCCCGCAGTAATGCGAGGCTTATGTATTTAAAACAAAGTTGAATTTTTACCAGTTATTTTCTTGGTTGTTGTCTTCAAGAGCAATTTTCAAGGTTTGTATTTGCTCATTGAAATAATTTTCAATAGATGATTTAGCATCAGGTCGTTTTAATTCAAAATTTTTAGAATAGATAAAGAAGTTAAGACCAGAACCACAAAATGATAACTTGTAATTTGATGAATTATAAATATCTAACGATTTAATTTCATATTTTACTTTTCCATCTTTGAAATTCAATTCGATTATATAATCCGCATTGAAATATGATTTTACAAATGAATTTTTAATTGCAATAAAATCGGGAGCATGAGTAATAAAATTAAGATATTCTCCATCTACTTTCCCTTTTATTACATCATCGGGGCTCTTATAGTTTTTATTAATATATTTAATCGCATTGTCATATAATTGCTTTGCCGATTTGTTCTCTATTTTAATTACAACAAATACTTTAGATGTATCAACTGCATCTCTCAATCCTAATGGAGTGACTAAAAATGTTTGAGCGAATAAAGATAACGGCATAAAAGCCAAAATAATAAGTAAATTTTTCATATAAATAAGAGTTTGATAGTTGTTGAATTTTTCACAAAAAAGAAATCTTATAAATAGGTGAAGTATTTTCTGATTTTGTTGTCTTATAATAAGACAGATGCATAATTTGCTTCAGTTGTTTTTCAATAAGAACATACCCAATAAGACCAATAATGATAATTATAACAACGCCAATTAACCACGCAATGATTTTTTTCATGATAATATTATTTTTAAAAATGTAAAATAGCAATAAACATTTGCATACAATAAATTACAAAGTGCAAATATAGTGATTTTAAACAAACCGAAAAAAGCAATTAATTTTAGAGATACCCTAAAAAAAATGAAGGCGTCATATTTCCAGCGTTTTAACACTCTGCCGCGCAAACCAAAAAATTAGCGTTCGCATGCTTACCGGAAGCGTTCCCAAAAATCGTATTTTTTATTTTGATTGATTTTTGATTGATTTTTAGATGGTTAGTATGTATTTTGATGTCAAAAACGGGTATTATGTGGGGTGTGTGCGAGCATGATAGGGGTTGGTTGATATGCGTTTTCGTTAAGCCGTGAGGTTGTTGCGGTAGGATTGACATTTTTTGAAGTAGGATGCAATAAAAACGCCGTTCGGATTTCACAACCAAAACGGCGCTGCCTTAAAAAAGAAAAATACCTATGAAACAGTTATAGCGTTTTGCCCTGTAGCATGTCGAAACCTTGACGGTCGAACAGAATAGTCCAGCCGATACATTGTCGCTCTTTGTGTATCCATGGAACGATAGTATGGTTGGCTGCCATATCTTTTAGCCAGTACCGCTCTTTTTCCTCCTTGATAAGTTCCCTGCGGATGGACAGCAGCTTATCCAAGCAACTGTCGGAGATAATAACTTGCTCCACCAGATCGCCGTCAAAATCGGCGAGTGGGTAGGCAATTGTGATTGCTAACGAGAAGCTGTCATGGATGCGATTGATAGCGTCAAGTGAGGACGAAATAGAACCGTAATCGAGAAAAAGAAAATAGGAATGCAAGCCAGCTATTCGCTTATTGATGGCGGTGTCATTTGCGCCGAAAACGTAATCATTAAGGTCGGGAATTACATAAGTGGAATCCATGTCCTTGACTTGTTGCAGCAGGGCGTCATATCCGGTAAAAGGACTGGCACCCTTCACGAATATTGCTTCGCGTCCTGCAGGCGAAACAAAACGGGAGAAGGCGAGGAATATGTCTTGGGTTAAGGTCATTGCACTATATTTTTTATAATTTCTATCGGCAGATGCGTTTCTTCCTCAATATCGGGTAGCTTTTTACCCATGTCGTTCATAGTTCGCACGCTTTCAATCAGTTTTTTGCGCATGATAGTAAGGAACTCAATAACGTTCAGTTGTTTGATCGTGGCGGCATCTCCCAACCCGTCGGACGAAAGATTGAATAACGTTTCGAGCATCCCGGTGGAGATTGAGGCAGCTTTGCCCGGTTTGGAATGATTGAGCAGTGCGAATTCGGAACGTTTGAACAGATATGCCGTGAAAGCCTGAAAGTTGATGGAGATGGCCGTAAGAACCGATGCCTGTATATTCGCAAAACGTGTGGCATTGGCATGTGCAGCCTCCGAATTGTACGGAAGTGGCGAGTAAAGAATGGAAGCCAACAGCGGCATTTTAAGCGCAGATTGTTCGCTCGAAAGAATTTCAGACGCTTCGATAAATTGCAATGCTGTAAGCGAAGTTGACAATACGCCAAACGAAATATTGACGGTATAACCTTTTGCGGCTTTGTACTTCCCAATCTTCACAACTGGAAGTAGCTGGCGGCAAAATACCGACTCGATAACATATTTATGCGTCAAGCGTTTGCAAAAGCGTATTTCCGGAGTTTCCGGCAGCTCTGAAGCAGGCGTTTTGCGGATCAGTTTGCGTGTCTCCAGAGAAACGGCTTCAATGTCTTTAGGATCGTATTCGATCGAAAAGATGAATTTCAGTTGTAACGAAATGGCATAAATATTTGCATATGCATCGTGCGTCAGTTTTTTGCGAGATATATTTACATGCAAACAATGGCACAGGAAAAGCATCCGAACCTCTGCAACAGATATGGACCCGGTAGCAAGGTTGTTCAGTAATCCGGCAAGGTAAATGAATTGTCGGCTGTCCAGTTCCTCCCATTTCGACGGGATAGCAATGGTTTTCCCTTTCAGTTCAAGTTCTATCATGGAATCAATAGATATTTATCGCCATGTTGTTGGAAATCTTCGTCACTGGCAAAGCTGTCAGATGTAGGAGTGGACAAAGCCGTTTCAATGCTTCGCACAATATCCATCGATTGTTTGGCAAGAGAAGCCGCCAAATCACGGGTTTTTGCCTCTTTATCTATCGAGCCACCCGATGAATTATTGTCCGAAATCATATCCCGAATGGTAGGAGGCAAAGCAATCGGATCGAATTGAGCCGCGGCCAGCGAAACAACATATAGCACGAAGGCTGTATTCATCTTATCCTTCAAATCATCCCTGTTGGCAATCATTGAATATGATTGATCGAAACCTTCTGCTATCAATGTACGTCGTTGGATCGCCATAGTACGGTAAAAAAACAGGTATGAATTATCGATGGGATAATAGCTTTCAAAATCGGCAATCGTTTTAATTATTAATTTATCCTGCAACTTATAATAGTTGGTTTGTTTCCATGCATCCGAGCTACTTACAGCTTCAATAAGCGAATCCATTGCACTGTAGTAGTTATCGATATATTGCCTCCGCATTTCTTCGCGTTCGGGCTTATAGATTTGCTTATCGTTGGTCATTCTTGCCTTCATCACGGTGAAAATAACATGCTTGTACATGGTGAGATTTGCCCAGGCTATTTGAAGCAATTGTTTGTTATCATCATCACTCACAGCTTCCGTCCAAACATCCAATGTCAGTAAAGCCACCATGTCTTTTTTTGCGGCCACAGCCGACGCGTTCAATGATTCGAAGGTAGTATTTGCTTCTATTCCTGGAACTGCTTGCATAAATTCGGCAGGATTGGCAAATGCTAAGGTTAATATTGATGTCATATTGCTGGTTGATTGATTAGGCGGTCGTTAGGTGATTGATTTTGTTGTTGCGTAGGCGTTTCGCGGTAGAATCCGATGCGATACCCCTGCGCGTAGTAGCTTGGAAAGTTCAACCGAAGCAGATCATTGAACGGTTCACTGCATTTTTCGTCATCCGGAGTGAGCGAAAGTAGGTAAATGATGTACTTATACAAGCCGTCAGATCCAGATTTGCTTATAATACCCTCTTTTGAGATAGAAGAAATACTGCTGTCAATTCCGAATGCTTCAGTTATTACTTCGTCGGCGCGACGGTCGTATGAGATAAGCGAATCAATATACTCTTTGTACTTCAAATCAAGTACATTGATCTGCCATACTACCTGATCTTTTCCGGATCCGGGAGAATAAGAAAACGAAGAGAAAATTTTACCTTGATTTTTTTTACCTGACAGGTAATTGGATAGCTTCCGTAGTTCCTGATTGGTATATTGAATGAACACCGACTCTTTGTACTCAGAACCTATATCAATACCATTGAATTTCAGAGCGTTTTGATTGGCGGCAACACGTTTTTTGTTCTCATCACAAAGCGTACGTATTTGCTTTCTCTTCGATTCGCACCATTCATTCGGAATCACTACATGCACTTTTGCCGCCAGCGAGTTTTTCAAGAACGAATTGATATACTCCGGCGATTCATTAGATCCTTTGATCCATTGTTTGATACCATTATAAGACTCATTGCAGCCATAGAATTCACCGACTGCCGATTCACGATAATGAGCAATGTAATAATCCGACTTCTTGAGGGCATCTTTCAGCGTGAATTTCGGATACACCTTGTAGTTGGCATTGCCATAGTTCCAGTTCCCAATCAGCACATATTTGAAATCTTTGTATTGCACGAAATCGACCAGCGGATTAATACCCTGTCCGCCCAGCGCGCAATTCCGGTTTTCGATCATTTCAAGTGCGGCAAAAGGTTTCGCTCCCATCAATATTCCGCGCGGATCGGCAGGGATAAACTTCACAAAAAAGTCTTTGAATGAATAAAATCGTCGAATAATATTTTTGGAGAAATCGCCCCATGACATTTCTACGCCACGTTCTTCCCACGATTCAAACCAATTGGTAATTTCGGGAATATCCAACCAAACCCGGCTTGGTTTTCCATCCACAAACTCTTTTTTATAAATATGCGGACCGTAACCATAGAGCATATCAATCTGTTTTTCGATCAATGTAGGAACTAACCGGTTGTTTTTGATGTCTTTTTCCTGCTCGAAATAGTTCACATTCCACGGGCCGTGCGTCATGATATCATATCCGCCGATGCGTTGCCAAAATGAACCCATCGTGTCGTAGGGAAGGACTTTTGGAAAAAATGGATCATCGTCGAAAAAGGATTCACCCATTTGAAATGACAATACGTTTTGCTCCGTGTTGTCATCATCGCGAAATATGCCGAGGTTGTTGTACGTCTCAATCATGTTTAGTCCAGTTTAGTTTTCGTAGTTTGAAATTATCGTGCGGGAAGCCCATGAAACGAATCAAAATTTTATAACACGTCTGATGTTTTCCGAATTCGTCGGAAAACAGGAAATAATTTTCGCTGTCAATCTTCCAACGTTCGTCAGGCAATTGAACACGAGCTTTGCAATTATGTTTTACTGACAGTTTATTTGATGCTTCGCCCTTGCTTCGTGAATATGGGTAAAAGGCAATCGTGAAAACACCATCAGGCATTTTACTGATTTCCTTTGCTAAAAGCAAAGCCTGTATGCCGGTTAACGAATCGTTCATGGAGCGAAATTACAGACATATTTATTTAGAGGAAAGGACAAATTTTTTAAATAAAAAAACCCCTGTATTTCTACAGGGGTGCAAGTCGGAAGGTTAGTGTATTAATCAAACGAACTCGACATTGCTTATTTCATGTCCAAAACGGTGAAGAGCGGATTCTATTTTCTCCACGGTTTTATGACCTGGATGGCGATGTCCGGTAACATAATGGCTCAATTGGCGTTGATTGATGCCTGTAATTTTTTCCAACCCTGCCAGTGTCAAAATATTAGAGTAATAAGACAGAAAAGAGGCAACATCGTAAACAAATTCAAATTCGGCTTCTACAAAAGGTTTATTTTCAGATAAATGAAATTCTTTCATCTCCAGATAACTTGCTTTGAAATCTTCAATAGCCTCGGTTACCGTTTTGCCATCTCCTATGATTCCATAGTTCAGCGTAGTATCGTCCAAATCAATATACACACCGAAAGATCCGTCGTTACCTCGCTCAATAAATGCTTTTACTTTATTCATTGTGTTCATAATTTTGTTGGGTTTTAATCAAGGGTTAAAGCTTAACCCCTGATTGTTTGCTGATTGATTTTAGCGTTCCCGGTTTAGCTTCTTCACTTTTGTGGTTACTTGTCGGGAAATACCTGCCGGTGATCGGACTGTACCATATCGGGTGGTTCCCCCCGCTTCTGGCCTCGTAGCAACCGGCTTGGCGTAATTTTCGTTCAACTGCTGAATACTTCATAATGTTGATGACCGTTTGATTAATACCCTACAAAGATAGTGATATTAATATCAAAAGTCAATAGTAGATATTAAAAATAATATCAATTTGTGATTATTTAACAATAAAAAAAGCACCCCTTAAGGTGCTTTTGGTTTGATTTCAAGATCAAGGTATTTTAAGACGGCTTCTATATCATCATGAGGAAGCGGTCTTTTGCCAAGCAAGTATTGATTGAAATTTTGATATATAATTCCAACATCAATTGCTACTTTTCGCTTTGATAGACCAAGTTCCTTTATTCTATTTGTTATAGCTTCTCGAAACATCGGAGTTGTGTTGATTTGTACTGCAAACATACGATTATTTTTTGAAAAATGGATGATTAGCTAAAGTGGTGGCGTTTTCTTCAGCGGTAATTCTGATATAACGGAAAAATGATTCCTGAGTTTTATGACCAGTTATCAGCATGATTCTGAATACGGGTATCCCAGCTAAATACATATTCGTAGCTCCCGATCGGCGTGCAGTATGGCTGCTAACCAGTTTCCATTTTGGGTAGTTTTTTCGCTCTATTTTCAAACCTACCGTGCGCTCGATGCGTATCAGTTCGTTTATTCCTGCCTTCTTACATATGTTTTTTATCCGCATGTTGAAATTCTGTTGTGATTTCATTACGGGCAAAAAATAGTGATACTTTTCAAAAATAGCGTGAATGTACGGGTGCATCGGAATACGAACAGCAGCTCCAGTTTTCTTTGTCTTTATCACAATGTCGTTTTCGATTATATTTTCACGGGTCAATTTTGAATAGTCGGAATAGCGCAAAGTCGTGAAGCATCCGATCAAAAAAATATCCCGGATTGCGGCATTTTCTAACTTTAGATTCAAGTCGTTAAGTTTTTGAAGATCTTCGAGTGTAAGATAAACGGCTTTTGAGCCTTCATCAGCAGGCAATGACATTCTGGCTTGTATATTGACGATGTAACCTTCGCGCTGAGCTGCGTGAAGAATAGTAACTATTTTCTGACAAAATGATCGAATAGTGCTGCTTCTGTATCCTTTTTCTTTTAGAAAATATACAAAATCATCAATTGTACTGTCAGAAAATGAGTCGGAAAAAAGTATTGTTGACCTGTTATTTTCGTACTCTTCAATTTTCCGTGCTAAATTTCGATATGCGCGCTTGAAAGAAATGGGGCGATGCGGCATTGCAGCACGTTTTAGAGCAAGTACCGAAATCCGTTCCCGTTTGCCGGTTTGTTTTTTGAAAATATCGCTTATCTTTGTCATTCGTTAAATTGTTAGTTTATCATTTTGTGATTTGCTTTCAGAGTTTCCCTGCACTGCGTCAACAGTGCAGGGATTTTTAGCTTTAATCGAGTATTCTTTCTTCGATTAATAAATATAAATCGCTGGTTTGCCATCTAAAACTGCTAAGTACCCTGACAAGCCCATTGATTTTGCTATGTTAATACAATCGGGTATATTCATTTGGTCTTTATCATCGCCTGGAATAATTATTACCTCATAATCTGCGTTAGTGTATAGAACTTCGATGTGTCCCAACTCATATTCGGTTGTGTTTCTGATCCCATCTAATAGAGCCTTGTAAATTGTTGCTTTCATAATCGTATTTGTTAAATTGTTAGTAGGGTGTCAACCCTGATTGTTTGATGCAACAAATATAATCAAATATGATTATATTTGTACTGCAATTAACATTATTTATAATCACATATGATTACTTTTAACCATTCGGCAATAAAAAAGCCCCGCAATTTGCAGGGCTTAGCTTACTATTCTTAAGTATAACTGATTATAATATTCCCACTTCCGGCAAGTCTTCAGGTACATAGCTGAATTCTGAAGGCAGTTTTTCTCCATACAGGCCGAATAGCAGGTAAATAAGCGCACTTGGTAGCTGTGTGGATCGTGCAGCCTGGTATTTGAACGGTATCTTCTTCTCAGATGTCTTATCCAGCTCTATTTTGCCGTCTACGCTCTTTTTCCTTGGACTTATCATGATAGACTGGTTCAAATCCTTGCATTCGCTGGCACAATGACGCACACGGGGCAGAAAATTTGTTTTTTCGCCATATATCAACAACAGCAACTTGAACTGTTGCCAGTAATAAATGGTGGGTTGTCCTTCGTTCATCAGATCGACGGTAAAGCCGAACGCTTCCAGTTCGCGTTTCAGGATGCGGGCATCGGTGGTGATCTGATCCAGTTCTTCCTTGCGCTTATTTCCTGCGCGATCATAGTAGAGTTTGATATGCTTGTTGATGCTGTCTTCTCCGAAAAAGTCATTGAACTCACGGGCAATGTCGGCCTGTTCGCGGGGGGCATAACAGGTAAAGTTTTTGATCACTCGCAACTCTTCGCCCATGCGTTTTTCCTGAGCCACCACGATACTTTGAAACGATCCCGGATCATATCCAAGCAGCAATTCGTCATTAGCATTGTAATATTTCAAGTATTTTGACGTGAGTCTGAACGAGTCGCGCAGATCCATGCTCAAAATAGACTGATACCTGTAACTATCATTAAATTCATGTATTCGCGGCACGTAGTTGGCAAAGAATCTATCTACCACAGCACGGATGCGGATGGCACAAATGGCAGTCAGGAATTCTTCCGGCTCCAGCAGTTCGTATTGTGTTTTGAAAAATTTGGGGCCTAAAAAATCTTTGTTGACGAACGAACTTGCACGAATGTAATAACTGGCATTCCGTCGTTGATCGTTAAGCCGTGGTGTCCACAGATTGATATATGCTTCCAGTCGGCGCATCTCCTTATTGATTTTATCCACTACTACCGGATTCTTTTCTTGCTTCAGAAGATGCTGATACCTGTAATATTCATAACGTTTTCCATCCAGTTTGCAGGCCACCGTCACAATCTCGTTCACCCGGTTCATATCCATGTTGATCTCGTACTCTTCAAACCAGTTATCTTCACCCAGATCCACCCTGGCCGTATCGCTCACGCCCGTTATTCCCTGATAATACGGACTCATCCGGATATTACTTCCGGCACCCCGCAACGACGGGAACAGGCGTGATTTAAGTTTTTCGCCCTTGTTATGCTTCATCTCTTCGATAAAAGCATGTACGGCAGAACGACCGGCAACCGATTCCGGCTGATCGGACGAAACCAATTGCAGATGGAAGCCGTTGCGAAACAGAATGCAATGCTTCGGGTAAGGAATGGGATAGCGGGGCTTTTTGAAATGCGACGGGGGTTTGCTTTCTCCCACCACGTAATCAATCCCATACTGGAGTAATGTTTTGGTACCGTCAATAACCGGTTGGTTAAAATATGCCTGAATATTTGGCCAAACATTGGTCATCAGCGCCACGTAGGTTTTATGGACTAAAAAACCCAACTCGCCCGGCATAGAGTTGGCCACTTTGGTAATACGCGGACCGGTTACGCCTTCGGTTTTACCTCCTGCACGGGCAACTTCAGCAATCAGTACGTTGGAATCAACGGCATTAGCCCGAAGCTGCATGCTGTTCAGGTAATGTTCACGATACCACTTTTCGGCAGGAAGTTCTGTTTCTGAAAGTTTATTATTGTTAGTCCCCATCGCTTTCAATTATTTCAGCTTCCACAGCAGCATCGGAAAGTAATCGTTTCTTCTCTTTCGGGTCGATATCCAGATTTATGATAAAACTGGAATAGAAACCGTCATTGTGCTGTTTGGCAATACGTTTCATACTTTCGGATTTGAAACCAAGCATTTCCGGCGACATTTCCGGCGAAAGAATAAATACAGGCCCGAAATCACTTTCCATCTCTTCAGCCTGAGATGCTTGTAGCCTACATTCAAGAGCAGCATCTAAACAGGCCTTTGCTGTTTTTAAATCCTTTGCCAGGATGCAAAGCTGTTTCAGATCTTCGTATTTGTTGGAAAAGTCGTTTTGCCAAATTTTCTGCGGAACGTTATTGTCAATCGAAAAGTAATTGAGTGCCGAATAGATACGTTGTTTGCAGGTGCTGACGTCCAGTTTTTTCTGTTGTACGGTATAGATGCGTTCCTGAAGCAATCTGGAAGCGCGATCGATATTACGTTCGCCCCGGTCGTATATCTCGGCTGCCCATTGCATCTGTAACAAAAATTCCTGCGTATCGGCAGGAATTCCTTTCGATTCTCCGGTAATCAGAAAATGAGAGATAATGTCAGGATGCAGTTTCGATATGGTTTCGAGTTGGGTCATTGTTTCCAAACTCCGAACAGACGTCCGGCTAAAGTTGCATAATCATTTTCGCGGGTTCTCTGATCCATCAGTTTTATAGCATCTATAGCTTTTTCCTGATCCGTTGTTAACTTAATCAAAGATGTACTTATGGTTTCTTCGTATTCTTTTGCTCCTTTTTGAAATGCCAAAAAACAAACATCACCAGGCGATTGAATACGCATAAGCATTGCGGTAGATTCGGTTGAAGACAAACAAAGAGCATTGACTACCTGTACGGAAGAAAACCCCTGTGATGCAAGTTCATGTATATCCATTTCTCTATCATTCATCGTTCGCTTCCTCCATTATTATTTTGAAAACTTGTTCGAGTGACTTCCAGCGTGTAAGATGCGCTTTGTCAGAAGTCGTTTTTTCTTTGCGGTCTTTTCGTTTCAGATAACCACGGTACCGGATGATGTTGTTTTTGCAATTTGCGTATTGTTTTAAAAATTCCATCGGGTTGGTATCGTGAAGCTCTTTCAGTTCGTTCTTTTCGTTGTAATGCTCCAGCAGTGGATGATCGAACCGGAAGCGACCGGTATTGTTCAGGCTTTTCAATTCAGCAAAACATTGCAGGTTACGTATCCGAAGTTCGGCCAAATCTTTTACTTTCTCTTCTGTCGGAGATTGATCCAGTTCCGCATCCAGAACCTTCATTTTTTTGTAGGTGGTAATCCGGTCGTTGTAGATCACCAATGCCATCTGCGTTGTACGAAGAGGAAGATTATCCCACTCGATATCGGGATATTCCTCCTCTTTTTGTACGCGACTAAGCTTTAGTCTGTTTTTTTTTGAATGTCAAGGGCTTCTTGTGCAGCGTCTAAAGCTTCATTTGCAGTGTCCAATGCCTCATTTGCCGTGTCGTTGGCTTCTATGGCCGTTTCCTGCGCTTCTTGTGCCACGTGAGCCACTTCTTCAATAGCCGGAGTTTCAGGTTTCGGTTCGGGTTGATCAGCGGCTTTTTCAGCAGCAGCCCGTGCAGCTTCTTCAGCGGCGGCTTGTTCAGCAGCAGCCCGTGCAGCTTCTTCTTCTGCGGCTTGTTCGGCAGCAGCCCGTGCAACTTCTTTGTCCGCTTGTTTTTCGAAAAAACGTCTGGTTTTCCGAATTTCTTCTACCGGTGCAAAATCAAGAAGTCGATACAATACCTCTTCGTCGCTCACACGGGTTCCCAATTTATACCGGCGTACCAGGTCGTTAGTAGGATCTTTTTGAGCCAGCAAAGTAGCATCAGCGGCCAGATGTTGATCTGAAGTGAGTTCTTTATGAATCTTCACTTTTTCTTTGAATGAATATTTTCCCATAGTTGTTATACGGATAAAAAGATAAGGAGAACGGTTTTATAATTCCCCCTATCTTGTCAGTTTTACTTAAATGCAATTATACGGTTTGTACGCGTGTTCCTTGTACTTCTACAAGAGTTCCAATATCAAGTACACGAAGCGTGAGCTTACTGCCTGCTTTTGCTGTCCATGTTGCGCCATCTTCGAGTATGAAGGCCGTGTTGTCGGCTATGGTCGGTATGTTTTGGGTGGCAACGCCGTAAAGTGTAATTACACGGCCTTTATCGTTGGGTGACAATCCGCTTAATGTAGCAATGGCGTAAGTTGCGGCACTTCCGGCAGGAACATTATAAGCATTACTGGTGCCTATCGCCAATGCCGTAGCATCGGGTACCAGGGTTGGAATGGCTTGCGAAATGATAGCACCGACATAGTGATAAGAAGTATGTACCGAAACGCTTTCAAAGGTGAAGGTAGCCGATCGGCTGTCCTTATTATGTTTTATGTCATATTCCTTGAAAACCATAGGTTTGTCAATATTTCCTATGATATAATAATCAGTAGTCTCAGCTTCTCGAAATATAACAATAAACTTTCCACCGCAATATTGTTCGGCAAAATTCAACAATTGATCTCGATAACCTCCCATGATCATTGATAATGTGTTTGTAGGGTTAATCGTAACATCTCCTTTAGTCCCCTTATGTTCAAGATCCGGAATAGCATGAGCTTGAAAATAATGCATATATTCTCCCGATATTAGCGGGATTGTACTCACTTCCCTGTTTACATTCGGGGTTGGAAAAAGAATTGAAGTATCGACCTGATTCAAATCAATAAACCAGACTTCATATCCTATTGCATTACCTACCGTAACGGTATCAGTTACATCGTCAATGCTCCCAATTGCGGCCATCGTTGCAATGGATGTCCCTCCCAACACTTTCACTGATATGGCAGTATCGTGGACATTATGGCTCGTAACTGCACAATATGCAGAAGGAATGGCAATTGCCATAAAAGCAAACAAGAACATGCGGACAAGTAAAGTCCGTTTGGCTTTGATTACTTTATTTTGACTGTACAAAAATTGTTTTGCGTTCATATTCAAATAATTAATGATTTACAATTAATAATTAACCATATCAAAGAGTGAGATTTCTCTCACTCTTTGAGGTTTATTTAGCGTGCGCCCGGGATGTTAGGCTGCAACGTTTTGTTGATAATACGGGTACCACCCACGCAACGTTCAAGTTCCAGGAAGGCTGTTCCGTCAGCATTCAGGATTACCATTAAATAGTCGCCTACTGCTGTAGGTGCGTAATTTGCGGTAATATTAGCAAATTTTCCGGAGTTAGCAATTGTCGAAGGATTGGTAATATCCCCACATTCGATCAAGTATGCAATTCCTGCTTTCGCGTTAGGAATATCGGTGATGGCCGTAGCGTCAGTATTTACGCCTGTACTGAACCAGAAGCCCTGCGTAGCATCGATCGTTGTAGCTCCGGGAGCTAAAGCAACCACAGGTTTGTTCATGAAGATGCGTTGATACAGGTAGTTATTTGCTATCAAATCAGCCTGAGAGTTGAACAGTTTGCCAACATACGCGGCACAACAACCTTCTTTCCAAGTGCTCCATGCCATTACCTTCTCCATGAACGCCTGCGTCTTCACTGCCAGCATTTCACCAGGTGCGAATTCAAGCATTTGTATGTTGCCCGGTTCTTGTAAGAACATCAACGGTAGTTTACTCATATTAGGAACCCAAACAATTTGGATATCGGTATCAGGCACCATATTCATATAGCTATTTACGCCCTTGAAGTCGAAGTCGTGACCATATTTGGTACGGCAGCAAGCTAACCACCATTGTTGATGATTATAGTTCAGGTGCATTTTGAAACCTTTCAACGAAAGATCTTCGTCCAGCGTGTCAATTACATCATCTTTGAAAGCCAAAACAGCATCCAACATAGTGGTGTTGGTATAACCTGCATAAGCATTATCACTGTGAAGCAATAGTTTATTTTCGTGAACGTAACGGATCAGGGTATATACCAACCCTGTAGATGCGGTGAGATAACTACCTACTTTACCGGTTTCGGGAGCTACATAAATGCCGGAGATGCGGCGTTTGTTGGCTTCGTTCACCAAAACGGTGTAGATATTCAAGAGTTGCCACTCAATCATTCCCCATTTTACCGGATCAGAACCTTCGGTGTTCAAATAACCGATATACATACGTTCAATTTCCTTCATAGGAGGGAAAAGAATCTTTGCCATTGCATCATCCACATACCCCATTTCAGGTTGTAGATCCATACCGCCTTTCCAGATTTCTCCCGTCTGGTAAGCCTGCGAAACGGCAGAGAAGTAAGCGTTGGTAATCAATTCTCTATCTTGAATACCATACCGACGGGGGAATATGTCGAATACATTTTGCAGCATGATGATGCGTGCAATCAACGCATCCTGACGTCGAATTACAAACTGAGCTCCCAAGCCAGCTTGCGAAAGGTCGGTGTAGTCGACTGCGAAACCGTCAGCCAACTTTGGTGCATCCAACAGGTTATTTTTCTTCAGGAATTCGTAGCGTTCGGCTAAAGAAGCACCGAATTTACAGACTGCGCTCTGAAAGGCAGGTTCCAGATTTTGAGACAGTGAAGGACTCAGAGGATTGGCCAGTGCAAATGACGGATTGGCAGCCACCTGATTCCAACGTTGAGACAAAGCAAATGCTTCATGTTCAATGCCGAACAAATGGGTTGATGAGGTAACGCCTGAAAGTCCGATAACACGTTTTATCTTAGGAGCTGTGTCTGCAGCCGGAGAATCACCAAAACCACTGAAAGCAGCTTCAAGTTCAGCATTGCGTTTTTCTACTGTTTCTAAGCGTTTTGCAACATTTCTTACAGCGGATACAGGATCGTTAGTTTTATCTTGTCCTGATTTTTTGCCGTTTTTCTTGCCGTCTTTTTTTTCGTCTTTTTTTGCATCCTTATTGTCAGGATCGTCTTCATCATCAGGATCGTTTTCATCATCAGGATCGTCTTCATCATCGGGATCATTTCCTTTTTTTGTCGCGGCAACAATTGCAAGGATTTCCTGATGTTGTTTTTCGGCAGCAGTATTAACCGCAGCAGCTTCGGCAGCAACATCGGCATAAAGATCAGTTTTAAATTCTGCCTTATAGCTTTCAGCTACTTTGCCCCATTCTTCGGCGCTCAATTTTTCGCCGGCTTTTACCTTACTCATAAAACCGAGTTTGGTAAAGATTTGTTCAAGCTTTTTTTTCATACTTGTTTTGTTACTTTAATAAGTGAATAATATTCTGTTGTTTGGCGTTTTTATCAGCCCATTCTTGTCCCATCTCGTTTGCTTCCTGTAAGGCTTCCGGCAGCGTTGCCAATCCGTCAACTAATGCAATGTCTTTTGTAGAAGCCACCGACGCGTAATAGGATTCTCCACGGAAAACAGGAGCGTCTTCGGGAAGATGGCGCATTGCTTTTCGTCCATCACGCACATTTGCTTCAAACTGCTGCTGCATCGGATCAAGCTCTTCAGTAATGTATTGTTCAGGTTTTCCTTTCAATAGGTCGTTGTACTTCTTATTCTTCAGATCGCTTTTAGTAGCATATTCTTCAATAAATTTGATGCCTAATTTTTCAAGATACGGAATGATGTCTGAAAACGAAATCATAACACCGATACTACCAACCAGATCGTTTTGGGTGAGTGCTTTGATGGTTTTTCCGTGGCAACCTATATAATAGGCCGCACTTCCCATGGCTTTTTCGACAAATGTGTAGATAGGTTTTTGAAGACTCATCATGGTTTCGTGAAGCCGATCGAGGTACCAGGCTTCGCCACCACCGGATGTGATATGGAGAAAATGGGCGTTAATGGAAGGATTTGCATCAGCCACCAAAAGTTGTTGTTCAAACTGTTTGCTGCTGAAATACCACCAACCGTCAGACATGATCATTCCCTGAATGCGATAGTATGCCAACGATCCATCGGGAAGATCCTGTGAAGCGTAGTCGTTTGTCAGATTTATGCCTTTTGCTTCGGCAATAGCCTGAACGGCTTTTACCTGTTTTTCAATTATTTTGGCATAGGAAGGCGGCTCCCATAGAAATGATTCTTTAGAGGGGGCTTGCTGCATGGCCGGTAACAGGTTAAGAAGAGCACAAACATATTCTTCTTTGGTAATTGACAACCGGCTGCTATTTGAGGTGAGAATAGATAAAATATTGGCGATAGAATCCATTGCATGCTAATTTTATGCAAATTTGATTCTATTACGCCTATTGTTAAAGGACTATATCGATAACGGTTCAGGAGTTTTCAGACTGGCATAAATAGAATTTCGCTGTATTCCGGGTAAAATGTTCACATATATAGGAAACGGTTTGCTTCCTAAAATAAGCGTGGTACCGTCCGTTTTGGTAAGCTGTATAATACATGGGCGTTGCTTGTGATATCTTAGCGCAATTACATCTGTACATTTTTCGGCATAAAATGTCTGATTAATTGAGGTTAATGTGCCAGCGTCCGATGTGTCTGTTGAAGGGGAAAACGAAAATTCTTCCACCAGCATCCGGTCGAATGTGGCATTTATGAACAACGTTAAAATATTTCCGTTTACAAAAGCGACGTTCTCAAGCGGAAGGATGTCGATATAATTGGCATATTCGTTCATGATTTCATTGTTTTTTTAATGGACATTAAAGCGATTAAATTTCAGTTATTTAACCTGTTTTTTTACAGGACATCAAAGGGACTACATTCAAAATAATACGGGGCAAAACAATAATTTTTTGTATCGTATTTTTTCTTTTTGTGGAGACCTCTGCCAACTTTTTATAAGTAGATCCTCGCTGATTTCATTAAGGGTAAGATTGTAGAATTCGCAAAATTTCATAATAGCCTCTTTTTGTTGTAGATGTGGATTTGTCACCACTGCGCCCTGTACAAAATTGTGAAAACATTCTTTGAATTGACTTCTAAGGTGTTGAGATATAGCTAATTGGTCGGATGTTGAAAGATACCATCTAAATAACGGGTTGATGTGTACCATGCTGTCATCTTTCACCTTTCGGTTACTCCTATTTTTGTGATGCACGCATATCTGATTTGAACTTGCATCAAGCAATGATATTTGTATATATTCACGATCGATTTCTTCCTGTGTTGGAGGAATATAATCTTTTGGAGGTACATCCAGATGTTGCTTCAATTTGAGCCAAAGCCAGTCGTATTTGTCTGGTACCAATAGTGCACTACCATTAGTATCAAGAATGAACTCACGGACGGTGGGATGAACTTTCACGTCAACCGTCATAGCTTTATTAATATTCATAGCGCAAATATAGATTGAGAATAGATGATGAGAAACGACAAAAATAAGGGTGTTTTCGCTTTAAAATTACGAATTAACTTTCATATAATCAAATTATTAAGCGTTATTTATTTGTAAAAAATAAATAAAAATACCATTTCTTTATCTCAATAGCATCTTAATGATGTGGTGAGTCTCTGATTGAAATTTCACCCGAAAAAAGTGTGTATTTGTAACCTTGCGTTTTTAGATTGTAATATGTTCAATTTCAATACTATATAAGTTACATTTTTATTTTTAACTGATTGTAACCAGGGGGAGAAGAATTGTAACTGATCATTTTTGCTCCAAAATGGTTACAAAACCACTTTTCAGTCTGAAATAGTGTAACCGTTTGTAACTTTTTTTGTAACCTATATAACCATTCTATCCTTCAAAATTTTAGGTCAAGTTTTCAAACATTAGTTACAGAGTTACATTTTTTTCGGCTAATAATGGGGGAAGGGTAGAAAAATGGGCTAAATGAGGGGGCATACGCCCGATTTGCATGTGATTCCGGTAGAATGATCCACACAGGTAGCATTGTATCAAAAACAGAGAAGTCCGGAGGATTAGTCCGGGCTTCTCTGTTAAAGGCTCTGAGGTTTGCATATTTGCGATCATAGGGTCATATTCTTTCAAATTTTACGGTTACAATAGCTTTTAGTTTTCCCGATCCGCCGCATATGGGGCATGGGGTAAAAGAACGCGAGCCGGCATCATCTATTTGTAGTACTTCTCCGTGCCCGTGGCAGCGGTTACAGCCTACTTGTAGTGTTGTGGTTTCTCCTGCATCCGGTAGCTCATTTTCCGGGCCGCATATCTCTATGAGGTGGTGATGGGTGAGGGTCATGCTGCAATTGATTTTAATTCCATTTTATATAGTTTCATAGCCAATGCTTCGGCTAAAACCTTTGCTTGATTGACTTCTACGGCATTTCCTATAAACTTCTTCTGATCGGCTTGTGTTCCTATCAATTTGTAGTCTTTTGGAAATCCCATAATCAATTTCAATTCGTCGATCTTTAGCATTCGCATCTTAATGTCTATAATCCCATACAAAGCCATAAATTCTTTGATCTTGATCATTATTTCGGAGTCGTCGTCATAAATCTCGTAGGTGATGGTATTGCCGTTCATCTTCACAAATGGCGCGCATTCACCCTCCGTATCAATTTGCATCAGATAGGCAGGAGATTTATCCATACGGGCTATTAGCGTGAAGCATGGACGATCAATGGAGCTGCCGATGTTTCGGTATTGCGGATTCATTAAGTAATGCCATTTTCTATTGGCCGTTACTGTTTGCGCCGGAACGTCTATACTGCTACCCACATTTCCAAAATTTGTATTCATTATCCACGGCGTGCAGCTCACCAGGTTGTATTTCGGATTGGCCGTCAGCGCGCCGCATGGATTATCAATAGATGCAGGTTTGGATTGTCCAAACTGCTGATCTATGAATTTACAGGATACAACGTTTTGCTTCGGGACTCCGGTAACTGTTGGGGAAGGATTATCAATAGATGCAATTTGTCCACCTCCGGAATAAGAGTTTGCAATAAATTTACATTGTAGCTTTGAAATACGATCTTTAGTTGTTACGGTAGGTGCCGGATTATCAACAGAAGAAACATTATCTCCGTTGCCGTAGTAGGATGCAAGGAACGAAGGGGTAACAATCGCATGATGATCTACGGTTGTAATGGTTCCGGCCGGTTGGTCTACAGAAATATTCTTTGATTCCGGATGTCCGCTAAATTGTTTTGATAGAAAACATGCAGAAAATAATCCGAGTCGATTTTGACAACTAACAACTGGTGATGGTTCGTCAATAGATGGTGGTACATGCTTCCCCGATCGGCTCATAGAGTTATATTTCAATAGCCATTTATCATGTCCGCCTGCAACAAATTTTATCAGTCCTGCATAACTTCTTTCCAAAGAGGCTGGTACTAAAGGTTTTTTGCGACGAAAAATAGACGTTCCTTCGTCTGAAAAATCCAATACTTCGCGAACTGCTTTCCATTTTTTTAGATCAGAAAACAACTCGGTAGCACCGCCTTTGCAGCGTGTTGGTTCAGGCCAAGCCACAGGAAGTCCGTGTTTCACGAACAGTCCAAAGAACCGTTTACGACTTGTATATGCTTCAAAATCGGCAGCATTCAGGAGGCGATGATCAAAGTTATATCCATATTTGCAAACATTCTTCACCCATCTTACATAATCGCATCCTGAAGATTTTGAAATCGGCTTGCCCTTCTTGTCCAGTTCTCCCCAACTCATAAACTCTTCAACATTTTCTATCTGAATATAGTCCGGGTCTATAGCGTCAATATAGCGGAAAAGATGTTCGGCCAACGTCCGGCTATCTGCATCGCGCGGCTGGCCGCCTTTTGCCTTGCTAAAGTTGGTACATTCAAGTGATGCCCAAAGCACAATCTTTGCATTTGGATACAGTACCCGTAGAAGTGCAATGTGAGCAATCAGTTCGGTAAGATCCAGCGTGCGTATGTCCTCTGTAAAATGAAGTGTGTGAGGATGGTTTTCTGCGTGGCTTGCAATAGCGTTTTTGTCGTGATTAATGCAGGCGCCTACAATAGCACATTGTTTTCCAAATAACCTGGCTTTAGTCACTCCGGTGCTTGTGCCTCCAGCGCCGCAAAACAGATCAATGTAAATAAGTTGTATATTTTTCTTTAAAATCATAATATTCAATTAATTATGCCATCGGAAAAGGTAAATCGTCCGATTCTGGAGTATTAAGTTTATCTAATTTTTTGCCTGCAGTTTGGATATAGATCATCTCTTTGGATTTTCCATCTAACTTCTGAATGATCCGGTGTCCGGAGTTGCATAGTTCTCGTGGATTGAGTGAAACTACATAATCCTGATGCAGACAGAAAGCTTTCAATGCTCTTGTAAACTTCTGTGCTGTCCATTTGGTTTGCTTTGTGTCGGCCATAAAATCATCCATCGCCTGTTTTTTGGATACGCAGGTGTTGCAGTTCTCAGAATTTTCTGACCAGTAAACCGATGCCCAGTTGTAGAAAGCATCGCCCATAATGGTCAGTTGATTGCGAGCGGTAACGTTCGTCATCGGAGGCTGTAGCTTCACGGCCTTTTCTATCGTGGTAAGATAGAACTGTTCGCAATCGATGATGCAGTTGATATCGTCATTCCATTCCTCTTCTGTGTATTTGTCTCGGTGCAGATCCTTCTTGAAATCGTCGAAGATGGTGCGTGTTTCCAAGTATCCGTTGGTTTCGGTGCGTTGGTGATACCAATCAGAATAGACCATATACAAAATACGTCGCTCTGTGGAACTGTCAATATTGTTTAGCGTGTAATTGCTGGAGATGGCGATTTTCGGTGATTGTACAAACGGAATCTCGTAGCTGTCGCGAAACTTCGGGTTGACGTTCATCATGCCGGTAACATTCGAGAAAAAGAAATTGAAGTTCAGGTATTTGTTCGAATCATCAATCAGTATAAAATCGGTGTGAATCGATACGTTTCCATAGATGTGCGGATTGTCCGTCAGCTTTTCATCACGCCCGGACAGGGTGATGGTATTCATGAAATTCTTCAGAAACTCCAATGTGAACGACTTACCGCTGCCTCCGTTAGATTCTTCTTCCTCGCCGATCTTGTTATCCATTGCAAACGGTACCCATGCGCGGTGGTTGCTTTTGTGCCGATGAAGCAGGTAGCCGATGGTGAATATCTTATTTATCAGGTGTTGCTTTTGCTCTTCAATGTCTAAAGAATCGAGCTTTGGCCCGTCGATAGCAAAATGATATTTGTCGCGATAAGCTACCGCTTCATCGCTGTCCATGTTGCCTTTCCATGCCTCTTCGAATTCCTTGCGCCAATGAACACGGCTGGTGTTGAGCAGTATTTTGAAGTAATTCGACCGGTTGTTCGGGTTTATATCAATATCGTATTCACCATCTTCCGTTTCACTGATTTTAAAGCAAGGCTCCAGGCGCCGCACCGGATGTGGAACGACTTCGGTATCCCACACATAACGATCTACAGCGTCAGGACGGTATTGGCGAATCTCTTTGGCTGTAACTTCCCACGTCTCATTCTGAAAGAAGAAGTATTGCGACGTGGGCGTGAAGTCGGTAAAGTCTGGCGTAATGCTTTTCAGACCGCTCAGCGTGCTTTCCGAAATGCGCGTAGAGTTGTTCACCAGGTTGCGGATGTCAACCGGAAGGTATTGCTCCTGCACGTAGTTCTGCAGGAACTCCTTGATGTCATCGAACTTGATTTTGCGGACGATGTTGTTTTTAACGTGAACAAACATGTTGTTCGTTTTACTGTTCGGATCGGTCATGCGGTAGAAACCGTGACATTGTAGAAAATAGAACATATAATCGGTGTTTATTTCGTAACGTTTTTTGCCCTTTTCGGTGACGTATTCCCAAAAGCGGGCCGGCTTGGCCATATTGAGCAACTTTTGGTAGTCTTTTTTCTCCGGCCATATCTCCACGTAATCGCGAAAATCCTTGCGCGGACGGCGACGATTGTCGTTATAAGTGCGTAGCTTGTCTGGTAGCCACGTAGTCATGATATCAATGTATTTCATGCCCAACTGCATGCCGCGGCGAATTCCAGTATCGTCAATATCCGGAATGTTGTATATTTTTTCGGCATACTTCGTTATCTCGAACCATTCCCCATCCGAAAGGTTGTACGTTTCGGAGTTGAACCATAACGGAAAGCTGTTGAACGCTTTCAGACAAGCGGCATCGCGCTCGCCGCTACAGATAAACACCTCCGGTACTTTTTTCATCTCAAATGGCTTTGGTTCTTTTCCGATATCGTCCGATTCCGGATCAGTTTCCTGCTCCCGCCGCAGACGTTCGTTTTCGTCGGTATAGAACTTTTTTAGTTCGAACAGTCCGTTGACGTATTTCTGTGGCTTCACGCCCTGATAGAAGAATCGATAAGCCTTATTACTGTTAAGCGGCTGGTAGATTTTAAAAAATGATTGACGCGCCTTGTCTTTATCCACCCAAAAACATTCCCGCATGAAGATTGGATAATTATCGTTGCTGCTGATAATTGTCGTTTTCAACTTACCGGTTTCATCCAGCTTGGTGCGTTGATAATATTCGAGGCTCATCCAGTGCAATAGCTTCATGTGCTCGTTGGTGACGTGCGGCCCCATCACCTTCAGTTCTTCATCGGTGAACTTATCCTTTGCCTTGTAGGAGAAGAAGCCATCAGGCTCTCCGTCTTCGGCATCACGTTTGCGAATCTCGGCTTTGTTAACCTCCGGGTTAATTACTGTTCCGTCAATATTGAAGATGCCGGCCAGATGATAGACGGCTTCTCCAAACTTCATGTTGAGTTCGCGCATGGCCACATCGATTGGCGTGAGGCTTTGATCTGAGTCGCCGAAGTCAGTCAGACGCCAGAGACCTTTTATCTCTTTGATGAAAGCAGAAGGAGTTTTGTCGCTTTCGCGTATTTTGAACGGTTTATTTCGTTGTCCGATTGTTTCTTTAGCTTGAGGGTAGAATAGAAGAATAATTTTAAGGCCGTTATCGGTGCCTTGATAGAGATCGTCGAGAGTTACCATTTATTCAATTTTGAAGAGTTAATGCATTGGGTGAAATCCATAATGATTCGGTACGATATTGCCTATTTTTGGATGCTAAGCAAACTTTTTGATGATCTATTCGCTTCCATCCTGCCGATTCAAAGCGTTCATAAGGCTTACAAGCATAACCTGAAACAATAACTTTTGCAGTTCGAGATAAACAGATATCTATAAAGTCATCATGATCTTTTAGCTTGAATTCATGTATGTATCTGTTTTTCCCATCCCTGGTACTCATATGGTAAGGAGGATCACAATAAAATAATGTTTCTGTGGTATCGTAACGTTGTAAGATCTCCTTATAATCTGCATTTTCAACAATTACATCTTGCATCCTGTTCGTAGCTGCCGGAATTGCATTTATGCGTCGTTGCCAACGTCTAACAGAAGACGCGATTCCAGCACTAACATCTTTTATTGTGGTTGAAAAGATATGACCATTGCCTGAAAAAGATTGATTATATCGAACCATGGATCTTCTTGCATTTTCCAGGATGGAAACTTCATCAAGTATTTTTGAATTTTTGAATTCATCACGGGAGTAGGGGGTTCTTTTGCATAATTCAGATAGGCATTCAGATAATAATTCATCTCTTAAAACTGAAAATAAAGAGTATAATCCTGTATCGATATCGTTATATACTTCGATAGGACTTTTAGGTTTATTTAAAAGGACTATGCCTGAACCTCCGAAAACATCCACGAAGGTTGTATGTTCAGGCATAAGGGAGTTAATTAAATTGGTCATGGATGCTTTTGCACCATAATAGGTAATTGGAGAAGTCATTATTGTTACAAAGTTACAGAGTTACAGAAAAATAGTTGATTTGGAGATGCGGTAGCTGAAAATCTGTAGATTAACAACTATCCTTACATAATCCATTACAATCATAAAAACATGGTTGATTCGTTTTGTAGCAAATTTTAACTTTTTTGAACTCAATTACCCAAACCCATGGGTTTACATCCCATGACACAATGCCATTGAGCTTTATCCATAATGTTTTGAAAGAGTGTTTTGCAGCATTGGGACTGAAATGATAGGATATATTTTTCATATAATCTTTGTATGCATATTCATATTCCATCATTTCTCTTTCTACACCTTCTTTCATTGCATCTTTTTCGGTAATTGACTGCAATCGTTCTACCCCTATTTTAGTGATTCGTAGAAATAAACGACAAGCCGTGCGAGGCATGAATAGAGAAGGTTTCCAATTATAAGGATAACCACTTTTAATATATTCTTTTCGGAGTTCGTCGCAATCTCCATCGCAATTTGCTTTATAGACATATCGATTAATCATGCCGTCCATCAAATGCTCCGGGTCTAAAATGGTAAATGTTTCACGAACCCAAAGAATATCTCCCGGCTTTCCGTAAGGGCAAGGAATTGCTGTGACTTCTCCTGTCGTTGTATCAACAAAATGGGCAAAATGCTTTCCGTTATCGCAAGTATATCCAAGAATATCGTAATCTGAAGGCAACTTATTTACGGTGTCTAATCCCTTCGTACGTCTGGTACGATCTTTTCTACCTTCCAAAATGGCTTGTACCATTGGGGTAGAAAACAGGATGGGGCGTTCGGTGCATGTCATGGCTTCCTGTTGTGCGTCTATTGCTTCGCGTGTTTTATGCATGATAATTATTTTATAGAGTCTGTTTTTTTATTTTTTTGTACAGATTCGGCCATCTCACGGACAAAATCAGTTAACGTTTTAGAGTCTTGTTTTGAGACAGCAGTCATGGTGCATTTGCATCCTTTGATAGTTATTTTCATACCATTTCTACTATTTTGTCGATTGACGTTAATATTTCGGTGAGTTGATCGGTGAAGGTGGATGGACGGAAAGTCTCGTCTATTTCGATGGCGATGCCACCTGAGTTGTCGGGGTAAGCATAAATACCGGTAACGCGTTTCACACCGGAGAGTCGTTTTAGCATAGGTTGCAGGCACTGTTCTATCGGGTTGAATGAAGTCATAATATTGAGGCATCCATTCACCACCTTTCCAACGCGTATCCACGACCCGGTTGGACTTTCTATTAATCGGTTCTCGTTCATAAGTACATTTTCTTTTATGCGGGTTAATATTTGAGCTCTAAAGTATTTCTCGTTATCGAAAGCGAACGGCATTGATTCGCAACGTAGTTCGGTGAATGTTTCATTGAAGCAGATCCACGGATGTTTGTCCATGATGAAAATACACGCCAGCTTGATAAACATCTCGCGGTGGCTCTCTGGTATCTTCTTGATGTCGAACACCGACCCAGGCGGACGATTGATGAGCCATAACCACCATTTGTTCAGCAACGTTGATTGTTGCGAAAATAGTTCCTGGTAGAGAAGTATTTCGGAACTGTCTGTGAGACGGAAGTGGGAAAAATCGGACATGTTGTAATTCAATATTTAATGGTTATTGTGTCTTAGTTCATCTATATAGGCTATTGCATTAACCGTAAATCCCATGACGGAAACCAAACCGGCAAACAGATATTTGAAAAATGGCCACATTGTAGGCAAATCAAGAGTATCGATAAGAGCAAGATACATTTTCGCGGTAATGAACCCTGCTACGAGCATGTGGGCTATTAAGATTAGTTTTTTCTTATGTGTCATATTATTTCGTTTTTTCGGCTGAATAATTCAATTCTTGATGCAATTCTAACCCGGATTGGGCGTGCATTAAAATTGTTTTCAATTCCTATTTGGAGGGTGACAATTAGGAGCAACAACGTGGCTATTTTTCGCATTTTGGAATTGACCTCTTCAATAGGGATATCAAACTGACGACAGAACCAGAATAAGCTTAATTCAGTGTTTTTTTGACAATTGATTTTCACTTTCGCGTGTTGAAGATGATTTTCCGCTGTTTTGGGCTTTATTTTCAATTCTTCAGCAATTTCTTTGGCTGCATAGCCATTTGCCATGCAGCCAATCACTTCCCATTCTCTTAATGTGAGTTCAGCTGTTAAGTTCATGAGTAGTTTTGCTTATTGATTTACGTCAATTGACGATGTATTTTTGTCAACTGAAAAAATCTTTTGCGCCGCAATCTCTTCAATTATTGTTTTGAAAGCATCTGGAATAGGAGTTGTAGATCGAGTCCAATTGTGAAAAATGGCAGATGAAATTTGGCATTCATCAATAATACTGTTTTTCAAAAAACTTTTTTCATCACGTGTAAGCGTAGTGTAAAAAGCCTTGAAATCATTGTTATTACGGAAGATGGAGGATTTATTTTCCTTCTTCATTCGGTACTCTTCAAGTGTCATTGGTTGTTTGGTCACTGATGTTTCCATTTTGGCTTTTTTGTTGCTATCTTTATGTATATATCAAATGTAAATTGACATTGCAAATATACATTCAATTGTCGTAATTAATACGACAAATGTCGTAATTTTTTATGTTTTACAACATGTTTTTATGATAAATGACCGTATACAATTATTAATCAATGAATTGTTTGATGGAAATAAATCCAAATTTGCTCAAAAAATTGGCATTTCAGGCAGTCATATTTCTAATTATTTGGGAAATAAGCGGAGAAGCATACCCTCTTTCGAGATGATTGAAGACATATATAAATCAATTGAAGGTATTAATCCGGAATGGTTATTGACGGGCGAAGGTGAATGGAAGAAGAATTTGAATTCAACGGTTAGTGATAATCAATTGACGGATTATTTATCACGAAAACTTGATGAAAAAAACATAAGAATTGAAGAGCTTGCACGCCAATTAGGAGAAAAGACAAAAGAGAATGAACTTTTACACAAACGGATAATAGAACTTGACGCTATTAATAAATACAAATTGCCGGAAGTGGCAGAAAAAAAAGAGACATGGAAAAAAGAAGAATAACGAAAGAGAGTCTGACGAATGACCTGCAACGGCAGCATTTTTTTAAAGAAGAGATTGGACATGCAATGGTATATACAAAAGACAATTGCAGCATTCAAATCGTGATAAAGGGTAATGATCTAAGTATTGAAGATGAAAAAGGAGAACAAATCTTCACAACTCGCTTTGATGAAGATAAATAGACTTTTAAAAGTGCAACCAGTTTGCAACTATTTCGCTCAAAAGATACAATTTACTATTTTATAACTATCTGATTTACAAATATAAAAAACAATGAATAAGAGGGAATTAAGTCCCTCGCTTTCCGCAAAACACCAAAGCCATTTGGTAGTCAGATTAAGACAAACTCCGTAAAATCAAGATTTTATGGAGTTTTTTATTTATCTTCATTAGACATCTAAATTCCAT